AGCGCCGACTGTAGGTAATCCACTAAACAGTAGCCAGACACAACCCCAACAAATCGATCAAACACCACTCGGTGGGTCTAAACGCGCTGTAAGTTTTGCCGCTGATCACCAAGGTTGTGGTTTTTGGAGAATGCACTGGCCTGAATCAATTATTAATGCAAATCAGCTAGGTATTATTAACAATAACAATTTTATGATTTTACAGGAAAATTTTTATCAAGAAATTAAGTCTGTAAGAATACAAAGACAGGTTACTCCTTATCAATTAGAGTTTGTAAGATTTTTAAAGAATTTATCTAATAAGACTAACAAGTTTAAATTATATTATGAAATTGATGATGTAATATTTGCTGATGATATACCTCTGTATAATAAAGCTCGAGAAGCTTTTACAGACCCGAATATCGGCAAAACAGCAATAGAAATTATGCAATTATGTGATGGTATTACCACACCAACTGATTTCATGTCTAAGTATTATGAAAACAAAACAGGTGTTAAGGGTATAACTATACCAAATTATATGCCTAAGTTTTGGATGGATAGGTTTTATAGTAAAGACAAGATTATTGAAAACTATGAAAACAATAAAAAACGACCACGGATTGGTTATATCGGAAGCCCTACTCATTTTAATATAGCTGGTACCCCTGGTGTTAAAGACGATTTCGGTGATATTATTGAATTTATCAAAAAAACTATCAAACAATTTAAATGGGTGTTAATGGGGGGCTGTCCTGCTGAACTTGCTGAATTTGTAAGAAGCGGTGATATTGATTATGTTGGCTGGACAAAGCTTTGGGACTATCCGTATGCATATAATGCATTAAAAGTTAATATGGTTATTGCTCCTTTGCAAAATAATCCTTTTAACTTGGCTAAAGCCAATATAAAACATATTGAAGCAGGTGCTTTAGGCTTACCCTGTGCATGTCAAAATTTAGAGCCTTATAAAGATGCACCATTAAAATTTAACAATGGTGATGAAATGATTGAAATTATTAAAAAAATTACCGGGGATCGTAGACTATACCTCACCGAATCAGATATTGCTCGTAAGAATGCTACAAAGTATTGGTTAGAAGATCATATTAATGAGCATTGTAACTTATATTTCTCTTGATTTATCTATAAAAGGTCACATAATAATGACCTGTGTACCGTAACATATATTATAGTCAACGTGATAGTGTTTGTCATCTCTTTACTTGGGATACGGATGGTAAACGTGTAATTAAAAAGACACCTTATCATCCGTATTTTTATGTTGAAACAAATTCAGATAATGCTGACGCTTTGTCTATCTTTAATACTAAGTTAAAGAAAAAAATATTTAAGAGTAATTTTGATCGTAATAAAGCTGCACAGGACGGTGCAATTAAAAGGCTCTACCATAATATTCAGGTAGAACAGCAGTATCTCATTGAAAACTTTAAGGAAGAGTATGAAAAGCCTGAGTTTTCAGCTAACCCCTTAAAGGTATGCTTTCTTGATATTGAAGTTTACTCTCCGGATGAATTTCCTGAAGCTAAAGACGCTAAACACCCGATCAATCTTTTAACTATATATGATAACTTATCTGAACAGTTCTATACCTGGGGTTGTAAACCTTATACTCCAACTCGTAGTAACGTCACATACACTGAGTGTACAAGCGAGTACAATCTTTTAGAAAAGTTTTTAGAATTTTGGGAAAACGATTATTATCCTGATATATTATCTGGTTGGAATACGGATTTTTTCGATTTTCCTTATTTAATTAATCGTATCAACAGCTTGTTAGGTGAATCCCATTCAAAGCGTTTATCGCCGGTAAACAGCCTTTGGTGTCGTAAAGGTATCTTTGTTAAAGGTCAAGAGTTAGATCGTTGGTATATTCATGGTATATCTGCAATGGATTACATGGAAGTGTACAGGGGGTTTGCACGTGGTTTATTAGAGTCTTATGCTTTAAATTTTGTTGCACAACACGAACTAGGCGAAGGTAAATTAGCTATTAATGCTACTAACTTAGCATCGCTGTCTGAAAACGATTGGAAAAACTTTGTTGATTATAATATTCAAGACGTTGACCTGTTAGTACGTATGGAGAAGAAGCTTCAGTTTTTTAAAATTATTCGTATGTTAGCCTATAAAGGGTTAACTTCGTTTGAAGCCGCTTTAGGTAAAGTGTCTATTGTTACCGGGTGTGTAGCTTTACAAGCCCACAAACACGGTATGATTATACCCACGTTCGTTGAAGGCCCTTTGCGAGAGGAAATTCAGGGTGGTTTCGTAAGAGATCCTGAAAGAGGTCTACAGAGGTCAATCGTAAGTTATGATGCTAACTCACTATACCCTAATACTATAATTACCCTAAACATATCTCCGGAGACTAAGTTTGGTAAAATAGTGGGTAAAAACGATAAAGAAGTTGTTATACGTTTAAGTAACAATAAAGAACAACCGATATCTCACGAAAAGTTTATGCAATTTATGCAAGTTGAAAAACTTGCTCTGTCTAAAGCAAACGTTCTATACACACAAAAGAAAAAAGGTGTGGTACCAGCTTTAATTGATGGTTTGTATAGTGAACGTGTAATGAACAAGAATCAGTATGTTGAACTTAAGAAAAAGCTAAGTAAGCTAACACCCGATACTGATGAATACAAAACGTGTAAGTTTAATATGGAACGAGCAGACACCATCCAGCACGTCATTAAGATTCTTCTTAATTCCATATACGGTGTTTTTGCTAATAAGTTTAGCCCTATATGCGATAGTGATCACGCCGGTAGTATTACTCTTACTGGTCAGTCTGTGGTTAAGCAGGCAAGTGACATTATTGATCAATACGCTAAAGAAAAGTTTGGCTACACCGGTAAGTCGTTAACCATTTACAACGATACGGATAGTACCCACGTCACTATTCAGCCCTTGTTAGATCAAATGAAGCTTAACATATTAAATGATAACAAGGTTAACAAAGAAGGCTTAAAGTTCATTGATGATGAACTAGGAGTATACCTTAACGATAACATTAAGCAATGGGCTAAAGATAAGTTAAACTCAATTGACCCTCGTTACTTTTTTAAACGGGAATCGATTTGTGATGTTGGTGTATATCTTGAAAAGAAGCGCTACATTATACATGTACTAAACGATGAAGGTGCAGATGTTAGTAAATTTAAGTATGTTGGTGTTGAAATTGCACGCTCTACCACTCCAAAGAAAGCTAAAGAACTGATTAAAAAAGTTATTGAGAGTAGTTTGTTAGTCCAAGACCAGAACAAAGCTAATGCTATATATAAGGATGTGTACGATGGTTTTAAAACTCTATCTATTGACGATGTAGCTATTAGAGGTGGTTTGAGTGATTTAGAAAAGCATGAAGTGCGTTCTGAAGGTTTTAAAATAGCTAAAGGTACCCCCAATCACGTTAAAGGCGCTATTTGGTACAATATGCTTCTTAAGCATCGTGGGTTGGAAACTAAATACGAACGTATTACTTCTGGTGGTAAAGTAAAGAAGGTTTACATAGCCCCTAATAAATTTAGAATTGACACACTTTGTTTTCCGGTAAGTTTTCCTAAAGAATTCGACGATTTTCAAGTTGATTATGAGGAGATGTTCAATACAATAATAAAACCTCCAGTTATAGCTGTTTATAATGCACTTAAATGGCAATTACCGGAAGTAAACAACCAAGCACAAACAGACTTATTCGACCTATTCACATGATTAAAATCTCTCACGAATCACCTTTAAGTATGCTCGAGATCTCTCGTACATATAACAATTATGAATATGCTCTTGTGCATCTCTTTGAAACACATCCTGAATATTACAAGTTCTTTGAAGATAGTGTTAAAATGGGTAGACATGTCTTATTAGACAATTCTATCTTTGAATTAGGTAAGTCATTTGACCCTAAGCGTTATGCTTACTGGATACAAAAACTTCAACCTACCGAGTTTATTGTGCCTGATGTACTAGAAGACTGTCAAGGCACTATTGATTCTGCTAAGAAGTGTTTATGGCACGATTGGGACTTTATTAATAATTCTAAGGTGATAGGTGTGGTGCAAGGTAAGACCTATGGGGAATTAGTTAAGTGTTATGTAGCTTTAGACCAGGAAATAGGAGTAGATAAGTTAGCTATTTCATTCGACTATTCCTATTACCTCAAAGCATTCCCTCATCCTAACAAATGGATATCTTATATGATGGGTAGAGTAATGACTCTCAATCAATTAATGAATGATGGTATTATTAATAAAGATAAACCTCATCATCTTCTCGGCTGTAGTCATCCGAGAGAGTTTAGTTTCTATCAAGGACCTGAATATAGTTGGATAGAAACATTAGATACTTCATCTCCTATTGTTCACGGTATTAAGAGAATAAGATATACGGATGTAATAGGTAGCTGGAAGAAAGAATCTACCAAGCTTGTAGATCTTTTAGATGCTGTACCCGATGAAATACAAGAAAGAATTATTGCAAATAATTTAGTTGAGTTTAGAAACTACGTTAATGGATGACCACACTAGAAGCTATAACTAATTCAGTTAATGATAATTATCCCCATCTTTTGGCAAATAATGTGTATATTATTGATTATTGTTTTTGGGACTGTGTTCGTAATTGCGAGCTACCGGTAAAAGAGCTTACTGAAGTTAAACCTTACCTAATATCTAAGGGTATTGTTGACTTTACGCTTGTAATTTTCTTTAGTGATAATACAATAGGGTATCGTCTAAAAATATGAAACGTAACTTAATTTGGAAAACCTTTTTTTCTCAGAGTGGATCTGAGATATATGAAATCTCTAACAGGATAGGCCGGTTTCCAGATGCAATTTTAACCAACAAAAGCTTTGAAGAGATAGATAGTATTAACCCTGATCTTCTTGAAAAATGTTTTAATCGTTTTCTCTTTTTACCAAAGAAGCCAACTATACAAGAATATAAAGAAGCTATTAGATATACTGATATTATCACATTACACGGTTATCTTCGTATATTACCACCAGAGATTTGTGGTAAATTCAGGATATACAATGGGCATCCAGGTCTTATAACTAAGTTTCCTGAGCTAAAAGGTAAAGACCCTCAAGCTAAAGTATGGTATAAGCATTTTGAAACTCCTTATAAAATACACGGGCATGTTATTCACGAAGTAATTCCAGAAGTAGATGCTGGTAAAGTAGTAGCAGAAAAAGAAATTTTTATTGATAATATTTATTCCAAATTTAATAGTCTAGGAGATTATATTAATTGTCTTCACGGATTAGCAATCGATAATTGGGTTGCCTTTATG